TCCGTCACTCGTTTGCCCCGATGTCAGCGCCTTGAGCTGTGCAGGACCACTGGCGACACGGATAGCATTGGTGCTGCCCGATGGCACCCCCAGGGTAAAAACACGCCCGGTGGAATATCGCACTTCAATATTGTCGATGACAGTGTTACCGCTGACGCCCTGCCCGAAGCAGCTCCATCCATAGCTATCACTCAGCGCTGTGCTTGGCGATCCATTGTCGCGACTGGTCAACCCGTGGTTAGAAATTTGCAAGACATCTGTCGGAGGGAAGTAGGTGTCGCTGTCATAGCTTGCCAAATCCAGCTGCTCAAGGTTGCCGGCAAAGACGCCCACTCCCGAGACCACCGTTGGCGATCCAGTGATGACCACCGGTGACGTGCCGTATTCATCGTAGAACTTCAACTGGTATCCGCTTGTGAAGCCGTCGTGGTTCACAACAGCGGTCTCGCTGAGCGATGGCGCTTGCGGTGCAATCAACGTCTCAACGACCTTGCTGACGTCAAAGAATCCATATGTGCTCGGTAGTTGGTCGCTCTTCAGCCGTGCCAATCGTGCGCCCGCCGTTGTCTCCACATCGCAGACGTAGCGGAAGTTGGGCTGGGATGTATTAGCGCTGTCCACGACATACAGCATCTTGTTGTATGCCGGTGTCCACCCGGTGTTGCCTGTTACGTTCATACTGGTTTTTGTAGACTTATTTGTTTGTCAATCAATCCGCTGATCTCAGTCACCAACGTGTTGACCGCTGGCTCTGTCAATGTGTCCGACATGAAGCGCGTTGCCCTCAAGCCCCGGCTGTGTATCGCCCTGGAAAGCAAGAACGACAGCGTGCGGTTGTTGGCAGCCCGCTCCCTCCCTGGCGCTCCCGCCATCTTGATGCCCTTGAATGCAATCCACTCCTGCAGCGACCTCAGCGGTGGCCTCTTGCCGCCTTGCTTGTAGCTGTATGGCGAGTTGGGCGCACGCAATGCGCTGTCCGCTCCTTTCACTCCCAAGTCCACAAACTTCCAATATCCATCCGCCTCCAAGACAACGGTGAACGCATCATCCGTCAACTCCAGTGGCCTCACGTTGATGCTGGATGCCAGTTGATTGCTGGCAATGGCTTTGGCTTGCCTTAGTCGCTGAATCGCTTCGTTTTTGACGTTTTCGAGCCACTCCTTGACCATTTCGTAGCCTGGAGGCAAAACTCCCTCAGGCGGCAATAGCGTTGCTCCTATGGCCTCAATTTGCGCTTGCTGCACTGGCTTCATCTTGCCGGGTGTTCCGGCGAAAACATCAAACTGCATAGGCTAAAATATACCTTGCGCGGAAAAGTGCATTTTTTACTTCCGCTTGGCCCTCATCGCCTCTTCCGCCATGATGTCCTGAAGCATCTGCGTGTAGTTGAGGAACTCCCGCGCCTTCATGCGGAAGATCTGGTCGAATTTGAGGACGTCGTGGTTGCTCATCCTCCAGACGACCATCAGCCAGCCGTATTGGGCGAGGATGTTGGTGGCTGGTCCGTCGTCATCGTTTCTAACAAAGAGCCGAGGGTAGCTTGAAAGAAGCGCTCGCCAGTGGTCAAAAAAAAAGCGGCAGCACCCCAAACGTCACCGATTGTGGCCTCTTCCAGGAACAAGTCCGCACGCTCCTGATGCTTGCTGCCATCGTACTCCTTGCGCCAATGCGTCACCCATCCACCCTCCCGGCATAGCGTCGCCATGATCTTGTGAAGGTTCTGCACAATGCTGGGTTCATCGGTAGCGCCAATGGACATCAAGTCAATCAGCTGCCCCGCTGTCAGCTCATCGGTGAAGATGGTAGGATACCACCACTTGCCACCACAGCGGAAGCGCCGGTGCCACTTCATGTCTGGCAGCTTTGTCCACGCATCGTTGATGGCTCGGTACTTGGCAGCCAGTGTCAGCACTGTCATCTGCCTGGCTTCATCTATCGGGATGTCATCAACGATCGCAACCACGCCGAGCTGCTTGTCGGTGTCGCTGAGCACATCCTCCATCATGATGGCGTAAATCCGCTGGAATTGGCTGATGGTCAAATTGGTCAGTGGTGTGTTCATAGTTGTTGTGCTGTTTTCAGTGCCTCCGCAATCGTCACGTCCATGTCCATGTAGCGATACGTCCCAAGCCTCCCCGCAAACGTCACCGATGGTAGCTGCTCCGCCATTGCAATGTACTGGTCAAGCACCGCCTGATCTTCAGCTAATCTGACCGGGTAGTAGGGGATGTCACCCCTGCGCCACTCGTGGCTGTACTCAAACGTGACGATGCTGTTGTCGTGATTCTCCCACGGCGTGAAGTGCTTATGCTCCACACTCCGCGTCCATCGCGTGTCGTACTCGGGGTAGTTGACTGTGTGGCAGCCTTGCATGTCGCCCTCGCCAAGCTCATGGCGGAAGGTCAGCGTGCGATACGCCAACTCCCCAAGTTCATAGTCGAAGAAGCTGTCAATCGTTCCAGTCCAAACGATATGATCGTACTGCCTCAGCCTGTCGAATGGTGTGGATAGATGCAGGTCGATATTAGGGTGGTCAAGGATGCGCTCTACCATCGCCGTGTAGCCGTCTTCGGGGATGCCTTGGTACTTGTGAGTGAAGTAGTTGTCATCGTGACTTAGACGCACTGGCAGGCGCTTAAAAACGGAAACAGGCAGCGTGCGCGGATCACGCCCCCACTGCTTCTGCGTGTACCCCTTGAAGAACATGTTGTAAAGCGTCGTGCCGATTGCTGCCTCCGCTGCTTCCTCGAAGTTCTGCGGATCAATGTCGCGCCGCTCGGTGTCGATTAGTCGCTTGGCCTCGCTCGGTGTCAGCGCGTGATCCCAGACTTGGCACATCGTCATCAGGTTCACCGGGAATGAATAGTGCTTGTCCTGCACCCTCGCGATGACCTTGAGCCTGACGTCGCGCATCGTAGTAAAGCGGTTAACGTACTGCCAGACTGTCTCGTTGTCCGTGTGGAAGATATGCGGGCCGTAGGCGTGAACCATGATGCCATGCCGCCGCTCTGTGTGGCAGTTGCCAGCGACGTGGCTGCGCTCGTCGTAGATGGTCACGCGGTGACCACGCTCGGCAAGTTCGCGAGCGATGACGCTGCCTGTCAGTCCTGCACCTGCGATGCCGTAATGCTTCATAGATGCATCAGCCGCTCTTGATGTTGCTCAGGGATCTGCTCCAAGGCGCCGCTGCCATTCCAACCACGCTGCATTAAGTCACGGACCGCGTTGGCCTCATGGATGTGGTGATGCCAACCCAAGCCGCCCTCATCGACTAAGTTCCACTTGGTGTTGCGCCAAATGTGCCGCTCAAGCATCAGGTCGTAGTCCATGCGGTGGAGATGATACATGAATAAGTTCCAGTCGTACATGCGCGAGTATTGGCAGTGGTGGAATCCTGCTCCGTATGTCAAAGGGATCTTAGTGATCAACGGCTTGTCCATGTGCGTCTCCCGGTACCACAGTGGCCGCTGCTTGACAATCGGAATCGTCAAATCCAGCTTAGGCTGCTCATCCATGACGTGGATGGCCTCATAGCCTACGACGTTGGTGAACTGGCTGTCACTCTTGCGGAAGGCCTCCAGCACTTCAATCAGCTCTGCGTGTGGTGCGTAGACCATTTCGTCGGCCTCAGCGAAAAGGACTACCTCGTAGCGCTGCAATAGCTCAGCTTGCACGCGCTGCACCTGGTCAACAAGCCACTGATGGCGGAATGCCTCCGGGTTGTGAACAGGTATAACGGTCACACCGATGTTATCGGTGCTCCCATCCTGCGTGTCGTGGTCGATGACGTAGATGTCGTCATCGGCAAATGTCCGCCGGTAGTGCTTCAGCCAAATCGGTAGGTTGACCGGCTCATCTTTGACGATGGTAAATGCTGCAAATGGTTTCTTCATATTTTCACGATTAGCATGATGTCATCCCAGCGCCCGGTGTCTGCACTGGCGTTCCAACGCTCACAGGTTGACCCCTCCGGTGCAAAGCGCTCCAAGCCATTAAACCACGATGCGTCTTGGATGTCCTCAATCACCATCACCCCGCCAGGCTTCATCAGAGGAGCGTAGAGCCGCAAGAACTCGCACATCGAGACCAGTGTATGCGGCCCATCATCAACGGCGAAGTCAAGGCCATCCGGGAAAGCCTCACGGACCGCTTCCACGCTGTCGTTGGTGTAGGCATCAGCAAAGCGGAAGGTGCAGCGGTCGCTGTCAATCAACTGCTCAGCCTTGTGCTTGATGTTGTTGGCGATGTCCATGAACATGAACCTGGCCTTGGGTAGATACCGGCACCAAAGCGCAGCGCTGCCACCATGCCAGACGCCGATCTCAAGCATGTTGATAGCCTGGTCCCTGAGTGGGTTGAGCAGCCGTGCGTATGTCTCCGTGTACTTGTGGTCGGTGCCTTTGTCCGTGCCACCTTGCCAATCCATGCCATGCAGGTTCATTTCCTGCAGCATGGCGACGATCTCGGGATCTTCGTGTTTTACCATGTGATTACAAATAATTCGGGTGAAGGCCATCCTGGGCAGAGGTCGGCAACTTGCGCCTCCGCCTTGCCAATCCAGTGCTCCGCCTGCCAGCGGTGATCACGCTCCGGTGTTCCGAGCTTGGCGATGTGCGTAGCCCGAGCCCACCAGTAGTTGCCGCCAAAGTATGGATAGCCGTGTGGGTTGTTGTGGTCAGCCATGTGTGGCCATTTCTCCTTGGTGATCCAATGCGGACCAGCGATGTCAACGCCTTCCAGCTTCTCGAGGGCATTCTGCCAAGCCACGACGCAGAAGAACGTCATCGACCGGCACCAGAGCTGGTTAATCAGCGATGCATCCGAGCCGCCCTTGGTGTGCGCGTATAGGTAGACAGCATCCGGCTCTTCCTGGCTCGCCTTGTACATCTCGTTGAGTGTCGCCTGCTCCCAAGCTGTCGTGCGCTCGACAACGACCTTGCAGCGATCCGCTGGCATGACCGTTGCCAGGAATGCCTTGACCTCCTTACGGTTTGCTGGCTGCCCGACGATGCCAATCCGTATCTCCTCGATTGCGTTGGCAAGTCCGTAGTTACTGACCGCCATCAGGTGTTGGTTGACCAGCATCTGCCATCGTCCATCGGCAAAGATGTGGTAGTAGTGGATTATTCTCATGTTGTGCGGCTAAATTACGACATATCGACCACTGTTGTGCACCCCGAGCTTCATCAGGGCAACGTAGCGGATCGCGTCAATGGCGTGGTTGTACCGGTCAATCGGCACTCCCAACGACGCGCCAGTCCTGTCCGTGTCCCAAGTGTAGTTGCGTAGTTCCTTGATCAGGTTCGTCGATTCTCTGGTGACGAGCAGCGGCTGGCGTTTCAGGATGTCGATGCTGTTCCTGATGCTGTCTGCGCCCTTCGTCGCCGGGTGGATGTTGAAGCCAAGCCTATGCACCTCTTCGATGCTCTTGGGTTCGGCACTGTCTGCGATAATTGGCCATGACCTGTTGATGCCCAGCTTGCGTAGGTGTTCAGCAATGTCTTGATTGGTGAGGCCGTTTTGGTAGATCAATTCATGCAGGAGAATAGCACTGCCACGCTTGTAGACGGCCACCACCGCCGTAGGGTCATTCGTGTATCCCCAGTCCAAGCCAATGGCGACCAGCTTGTCACCAGCAAAGTCGATGCCGTCAACCTGCTGCCAATCGTCAAAGACCACGCCCTGCAGTGATCCGACTTCGCCCAAGCCGTAGACCTTCCACCAGTTCGCCCAGTACGTCGATGTTGCCGCCTTGACCTGCGCCGCTTCGATGTCGTCGCGGATCGTCGCCGGCAGCGCCTCGTTGTCGCGGTATGTCAGCACCAGCAA